TTCCAGAGTGGTCTAGGTCGAAAAAGTGATTCCCCGAAGTCTGGACGTGTCAATCCCATAATGCGACATAAAATGATCATTTTGCGACATTGGCCTTGTGTATATATAACTATACGGAGTCACGACAAAATTATTTGTTTGACTCCCACTGCGAATCAAGGCAAGGTGGAATCATCGAAACACAAACCACGGAGTCAAAAATGTTTAGATATGTAACAATTCGCCTAAATGATCCTAAATCAGTTGAGACCGCAGAAAAACGCAAGGCAATGTTAGAGTCTGAAGGGTGGACTCTTATTCATACGTCAAAAGGCGATAATGACGCATTGCTTTCATATTCCGACAATCCAAAACTTGTTGACATGGTAAACGAATCAGCGTAACGTCAACTTATCACAAACGAACAAACGACAAAGGAGTCACAAAATGTTTGGATTTAACACAAAACCACTAAACGACAACACAAACGGTTTTCGCTTTAACACCCGCCATTTTTCGGGCATTTATCGCAAGCGTAAAACAAAGGCCGCCTATCGTGTTGTGCAAGGCGCAACATTCACAAAGATTGAGCTAGGCAAGCGAGTCGTTTACTTGGAACATTCTGCGCCATTGCGTCAACTTTGGAACTGGTAAAGGGGTTTCTTAATGGTGACTCTTGTATCTCCCGCAAGAGTCACTAGTTAAGAAACAACAACAAACAAGGAGTCAATCATGTTTAAATCTTTCCTAATAAATGCCGCCGCTTTTCTTATTTGGTCGTTTACGCTTTGTGTCGTATCGCTTGCGCCATTGTTTCTAGATACGCAAGAGGCAATCGCCGCTATCGTTTGCGCTACTGTTGCCGCTTTCGGTATTATGACAGTTATTTTTTGGGAGTCGGTTTAATGCCTAGTTTTGTAATTTATGACGGTCCATCGCTTATTGACGGAAAGCCCATTGTTGCAATTGCACAAGTTGACTCGGGCAATCGTAAAACTGGCAATATGGTGCAAACTTGGATTCTACGTTCAGATATTGACCCAATAACCGCAAGCCGCATTGGCGCAGACTCGTCAATTTGTGGGGGTTGTCCACACAAGGGAAAGCCCAATAATAACGCTAAGGGATGGGCAACAGATCGGACTTGCTATGTGAATCTACTGTTTGCCCCTAACGGAGTCTATAAGGCATACAAGAGGGGCATTTATAGCACCATGCAGGGGCATGATAACATCCGTGCTATTGGCCTATTGCGTGGCGTAAGACTCGGTAGTTATGGCGATCCAATGGCCGTGCCCTCATACGTGTGGGAATCCCTATGTTCTGGTGCTGAATACGTTACCGCCTATACTCATCAGAATAACACCATGCCCGATTTAGTTATGACAAGCGCAGACTCATGGCAACAGGCCGCAACAGCGTGGAATCAAGGCCAAAGAACATTCCGTGTTGTTGCATCGCTTGACGCTATAGACAAGGCAAATGAGGTCCTATGTCCCGCCAGTAAAGAGGCGGGGGAAAGAGTCCAATGCGCCCAATGCAAGTTATGCGGCGGTAACTCTAAGGCCGCTAAGTCAGTTGCCATTGTGGCGCATGGATCATCAAAGAACAAAGCAAAGAAAGTTGTTAGCATGGCATAATTTTCAATAGGTTGACTCCCGCAACTTGGGGCGCTTTCGGGCGTCCCTTTTTTTCGTTTGTGTTCCGTGGTTTGTCTTGTGTTATTGTGTGGCCTATCTTGTGTGTGACATTAATGCAACAGACTGAAGAATCCTGCGCCGAATCGGTCCGAGCGCAAGAAAAACTTTTGTCAACCCCTAGAATCCTCTTGACAGACCTTGGGACCCTCCAGATTTCCACTGGTGATTCGGGGCGGGCAGCGCAACCACCCACATCTGCAAACTAAAAAATTCCAATGTGTTGCATAAAAGACACACTAGCTATACCAAAGTATTAACTCGACCCCCAAAAAGAATCTAATGTATACAACAGGTTATAAAAAAGTTTACGACTGTTACTTGTATACTACAAAAAAAAGTTATATATATCAGTATAGAGGTACTATACTATAGTATATACGTAAGTTAAAACTACCCACATTTTATACAAATAGATTACAACTAAAGTTCTACTATAGTACCTCTATACAGCTTTCCCAATTCAATTTAGGTGTCGTGGTTAAATGGACAAACTAAAGTATAGCGAGACAATCGCAAAAGCTGTCCGACAGGGCATTAGGAATGGTGTCGCTGTTAAGGACATTATGGCTTCTATCCAGAAGTATCAACAAGCACCCTCTAGTTCTGCTACATTCTATAAGTTGTACGGTGATGACATTGCTCAAGAACGTGCAGAGATTGTAGGCTTAATTGGTTCTGTCGTGATCCAACAGGCAATGGACGGTGACTTTAAGGCTGCTGAGTTTTACTTACGCAGTAAAGGTGGATGGTCACCTACACAAACAAACATTGAGGTTGAAGGCTCTGGTGACGCTGATGAGGACACAGGGGCTATTGACAGCCTGATGTCACTCTTAGGTAAAACAAATGAGTCTCCCGATAACAGCTAACGATCTTAGAGCATTACCCGATGCAGAAGTAGCAGAAATACTGCGAAAGCTAGGGCCTAAACAGGCCGAAGAACTACGGTATAACTGGGAGTTCTGGGCTAGACCTGAGCAACTAGAACCTGAAGGTGATTGGAATGCTTGGTTAGCCCTAGCTGGTCGTGGTTGGGGTAAGACTAGGGCTGGTGCTGAATGGGTAAGACATAGGATCAAAAAAGGTGATAAAATTGTTCATTGTGTCGCCCCCACAAAAGGTGACGTTAGGCGAGTTATGGTGGAAGGAGATAGCGGTCTCCTCAACGTCTGCTGGTCAGGAGACAAGACTTACCGTGGAAAACATATTGGTTTCCCTATTTGGTCTCCCACGAACAATACTCTGACATGGGAAAACGGTGCTAAAGCCGTATTTTTCTCAGCAGAGGACCCAGAACGTCTACGTGGTCCACAGGCTTACTCAGCTTGGACGGACGAGTTGTGTGCATGGCGCAATGCACAAGAAACTTGGGATATGATGATGTTTGGCCTACGTTTGGGCCGAAAGCCACAGGTTTTTATCACAACTACACCAAAAACTACAAAATTACTACGAAATATTATATCTGACCCCAAAACTACAATTTCTAAGGGTTCTACGTTTGATAACGCAGCAAACTTAGCTGGTACGTTCTTGGATGCAGTCAGAAAGACCTACGAAGGTACACGCCTTGGTAGGCAAGAATTATATGCAGAGATATTAGATGAGGCATCAGGTGCCTTATGGAACCGTGAGTTACTCTTCAAGTGTGAAATAGACAAAGAGGATGTACCACCTCTATCACGTATTGTCGTGGCAGTTGACCCTGCTATTACTAATAAGACAGACAGTGATATGACTGGTATTATTGTCGCTGGCATAGACCAAGATGGTATTGCCTACGTACTTGAAGATCACACAGATAACTACAGCCCAAAGGAATGGGCATCTAAAGCTATCGAACTTTATCACGAACATATGGCTGACCGAATTGTTGCAGAACGCAACCAAGGTGGTGATATGGTCCGTCATACTCTGCAAACCGAAGATGAAAACGTCCCTATTAAGTTAGTACATGCTAGTCGTGGTAAGATGGCTAGGGCAGAACCTGTGTCAGCCTTATACGAGCAAGGTAAAGTAAAGCATGTCAAGGGACTTAACGAATTAGAAGATCAAATGGTCCAGTGGGAACCTTTAGGGTCCATAGGCTCACCAGACCGTCTTGATGCTATGGTATGGGCTTTAACGGACCTCTCACTGAATGGATATGCAAAACCACAGTTAATACTAGCATACTCCAATGCCAAAGGTTTAAGATAAGATGGTAAAGAAACTCTCACCTACGGAAGCCACCCAAGTTCTGGGTGTCGCTGGCGATAACACACATAACGGTCAAATCCGTGCAGACGAGTTTCTAGCTGAATTACGTGGTAAGAAAGCTATCAATAAGTTTCGTGAGATGCGTGACAACGATAGCACCATTGGCGCAGTGATGTATGCAACAGAACAAGTGTTGCGTGATGTCGAGTTAAAAGTGGAGCCAGCTAATGATACACCTGCTGCACAACGTGAAGCTGATTACGTCAAAAGTGTTCTTGATGATATGGAACACAGCCTTGATGATCACGTTGCTGAGGCATTGTCGTCACTATCTTATGGCTTTGCTTGGTTTGAAGTTGTATATAAGCGGCGTGTTGGCCCAACTGAAACAAACCCTAAGAAGAAATCTAAGTTCAGTGATGGACGCATGGGTGTACGCAAGATTGCTATTCGTGCGCCTTGGACAGTCTCTAGGTTTGAAGTAGATAAGCAGACAGGTGAAGTATTGGGGGTCTACCAAGAAGGTAGCTATGCTGGAACAAATAAGCACTTTATCCCTAGTCGCAAAAGCCTTTACTACCGCACTACTACAATTAATGGTGACCCTGCTGGGCGTAGCATCCTTCGCAACGCTTATACTAGCTATCAGTATCTTAACAATCTACAAGCTATTGAAGCTATTGCGGTGGAACGTGAGTTGGCGGGTATTCCTGTTGCTCGTATTCCTAGTGAGTATCTCTCTGCTGATGCTACCCCTGCCCAAGCGTCCTTCCTTGCCAACTTGCAGCAGATTCTGCGTGACGTTAAGTTTAACGAGCAAGGATACATCATCACACCATCTGACACGTACCCCGATAGTAACGGAAGTCCTACCAACATTAGATTAGTTGATGTTGAGTTGATGGCAAGTAACGGTAAGAGGAACATAGACATTGACCCTATTGTTCGTCGTTATCAGCATGACATTGCCAGAAGTGTGCTTTCAGAGTTCCTCATGCTTGGAAGCCAAGGTGGTTCATACGCCTTGTCCAAGTCAAAGACAGACCTGTTCCTTCGAGCCTTGGAGTCCTACATTCAAGCTATTGTGGACGTACTCAATAAACAGTTGATCGAACGCTTATGGGAACTAAACGGTCTGAATTATGACCTCATGCCAGTTATTAAGGCTGGTGATGTCGCTCCGCATGATCTTCGTGAGATTGCTGGATTCCTGCGTAACCTCAACGGCGCAGACATTAACGTGGCAGATCATCCAGAGGTTATCCAAAACCTTATGGATATTGCTGAACTCAATTATGACCCTGACGTTGGGGTTAAACAAGAACAAACAGAACAGGAAGAAGAATAATGGCGTTCTTAAATGATCGTGTGTTCGACAACGGATTAACAATCCTAGACACAGAAGCAAATGCAATTCACGTAACTTCGCAAGAAGCGGCAGATTACACAGAAGCAACATCAACATACACACTAGGTAACTCTACATCACTTTCCATCGGCGCACCTGCTGACCGTACTGGTGGTGGTCGTAAGGTTGAAGTGGCAGCTATCTCTGATGGCTCTATTACTGGCACTGGCACAGTTACTCACTACGCTATTGTTGACACAGTAAACTCTCGTTTGCTTGCTACTGCTGCCCTAACAGCATCACAGTCTGTTACTAACGGCAACACATTTACACTAGCAACATTCGATATTGGTATCCCTGACCCATCATAAGGTTGAACTATGGCACTTGTAATTAAAGATCGTGTAAAAGAAACCACTACAACTACTGGTACTGGTACTTACACATTGGCAGGTGCCGAAAATGGGTACCAAGCCTTTTCAGTAATTGGGGATGGTAATACAACTTACTACGTATGTTCTGATGGAACAGAATGGGAAGTAGGGGTAGGAACTTACACTGCCTCTGGCACAACACTAGCACGTACTACCATCCTATCGTCCTCTAACAGTGACAGTGCTGTTAATTGGTCTGCTGGTGAAAAGTTTATCTTTGTTGCTCAACCTGCATCTAGGGCAGTTTACAACGATGCTAGTGGTGATTTTGTAGGTTCACCTACGTTTACTAACACAATAACATTTGAACCTATCGCTCACCCCACACATGCCGAAGGTCAAGTATATTACGACAGTACACACAAAACTTTGTCGTATCAAGGTGACATTGATGGTGTAGAGCATGAGATTGGGATTGAGGAACACGTAAGAGTTTATAATAACTCTGGTTCAACTATTGAAAAAGGTAAGCCTGTATATTGGTCAGGTAATGCTAATGACCATCCTACTATTGGGTTGGCTAATGCTACAAGCGAGACTAAGTATAATGTTCAAGGTCTTACTGCTGGCTCTATTGCTAACAATTCTTATGGATATGTTATTGTATCTGGTCTTGTAGATGAGATTGATACATCAGGACTAACAGCAGGTCAAAACGTATTTGCTGGTTTGACTGATGGTGCATTGCAGAACGCAAGTCCTACGTATCCTAACTTTCCTATGTGTCTTGGTTGGGTTATTAAGTCTCATGCTACTGACGGTATCATTCTTATTAACCAACAGAACCACTCAGTAAACTCATTCAGAGTTAGAACTGATGCGCACGTTGGTGGTGATA